GTTCTGCATCGTTGGGGCTGTTGTCCCAGCCGTTGCGCTCGGCTGACTCGGAGGCCGTCAACTCGTCAAGGGTGAAGTTGGGTGTTAAATTCATTTTGCTGTTCTTGAGAGAATGTCAGTCTTGGCTTGGGAGCCAGCAGACGAGCCAAAGTAATAAGCGATGATGCCCGTCCAGGCCGTACCTAAGCTGCCCAGCATCATCAGGATGGCGGGGTTATTGCTGTCCACCTTGTTGAAAAACATCAGCGTCATGATGGCGAAGAACCCAATAGTCACTGCGCCAGCCAGCAATGGAGGCATCAAGCTGCGAGTGGTGGCCTGCATGTCCCGTGCTGACTTGCGGTCTTCCACTTCCAGCTTTTCAAAATTGAGGCCAAGTTCTTGGGCTTGCTTTTGTAATTCGATCTCTGCGATCTTGACTTGGGCGATCTGCTCTGCTGACAGCTTGTTGTTGGAGATCATGTCGCCCACTTTGTCGGGGTCCACACCGATGGCCTTGGAGATAGCAGACACGGCCATGCCAGCCAGTGGCCCACCCATTGCGGTGGCGATGGTGGGTGCGATTTGCTTGAGCCAGTCCATATTAATTTCCCTTTTTTCTTGAGAGTAAAAATAGGTCAAAAACAATCAATGATGCGCCGATGTCTTTTGTAACCCACAACGGGAAAATGGTGTCGATTGGGTACGCGCCAAATTCAAAATAGTGCAGTGATCGCATGATTTGCACCATTAAACCCGTGGTCATTACCCATACCCCAATCTTGGCAAGTATTCGCATCCCATGAAAGAAACCCGAAAACGACAAATACGCGACTAGCAGTATGGCGACCAGTTCAATTATCAGCACGGCAAGCAACCAAGCGCCGACATTCATTTTGGTCTAATCCTTGTAACACGTTTACGTGGAGTTGTTTTTTGTATGCGTTGGCGCGTTTTGCTGATTTCTTCGGCAACCTCCGCAATGTCCATGTGTTCGCGCTTGGACATAAAGTTGGCAATCCAATTCATGACTGCAACGGAACACAAACCAAGGAGCCAAGCCAACCCAATCACCACATCTATTTTGTCGCCCGATATACCAAGATACGAAGCAGTCATTCCTGTGAAACTAAATCCCGCCATAGCGGAAATTCCACCCGCAATAAACACGCTGGCAATAGTCCCTTTTTCACGTAGTTTTTCAGGTGTCCAGAACATAGCAAGTGACAGACCGCCAAACAGCCCACCGATTGCTGGCGCTAGTTTTTCAATTAGCCACCCACTTGCTGCCTCTGAACCTGTCATTTAAAGACCCTGCCCCGGCACGATGTAGACAGATGACGCAGCCGAGGCCAAGCCGCTGAAGAATGACTCACGTGCAAAACGCAAGACCTCAACAGCACCAGGCACAAGCACGATGGCTGCCGAGGGCGTGCCAGCGACCGGGGCCACTGCGTTGGCCGTAGCGATTGCAGCCGTGGGGCCTACACCAAGAAACACCGTGTTGGCGCTGCTGTTGATGATGCGGTACTGCCCTGTACCCTGACCATCAAATCGTGCGTCAACCAGCGCCTGGACGCCAGTGGAGGCCGAAGCCGCAGCAGGGATTAGGACTGTGTTGCCAAGTGGGGCAAATGCAATTTGGGAATTGGAGGACATTTATGGTTTCTTTCAAAAAATTATTTTTCAGAAATAGGCTGTGTCGTAACAATACGAAGTAATGTCACAGCAATTGAGATGGCGATACCGACAAACATTTGCTCAGTCGGCGTAATGGGCAGCAAGAATACATACCCTTGCACAATCGAAAGCACCGCGAGCAGCAGTGCAAACAGGACTGTTTTAGATTTGAGGAGTTTGGGCAGCATTTTGCAATTCCTTGTATGCAGCCACAACGTCAGCAGTGTGCATGGCAGCACACATGGCCTGTACACGGGCGTCCTCGGCGCTGTAATCATCGCCGGGGGCAACAACGTGGCGGGCAAACTTGCTGCTGATTTCAACGCCATCTTCTTTGATGGCGGTCTTGGTGCGAACTTGGATTGAGCCGTTTTCAACAACTTCAATCAGATCGACAGATACAATTTTTTCTAACATGATAATTTCCTTGTTTCCAGCTTGACCATCCAGCCAAGCATTAAGGTTTCCAGTTGACCGAACTGGTACGGTTATTTAAAGAGGGTATGTCACTGTGAATCGGATTGTGTCACCAGTAGCCAAAGTGTATGGTGATGTTCCAGAAACAGGGCCAGCTGCACCAGATTGCAAAAGAATTGCATAAACAACACCTGTGGCAACTTGTGCAGCGCACAATGTCCTGTCACCTGTAGAACTGTCAGTTATAACGCCTAAGCCATGCGAAGCCGCCACAGTTCCTTGAACGGGTGCTAACGGAATGCCAAATCTTAAATCGCCAGTACCAAATGTAGTGGTTGACCCAACAGTCAACAAAATAGTCGCTGTCATGGCTGCGCCAGAACGGGCATACAGACCAGCAATTGTCCCGTTACCTAAAGAGGGTGCTGTGCCAGATGTTGTAAATGGCGGTGTATAGGCTACAGAAGGGCCATCTAACAAGTTTCGGCCACCATTGCCAGAGTTATCCACCAATGGAATAGTTTGGTTGTATGAGTTGCCCATGATCGCACACTCACCAACGCCACTTTCTAGCGTAATTACAGGAGCCACATTGCAACCAGTAATTGAGTGGTTAAACCCACGCATGGAAACAGCAGTCTCGTTTGTGAAAGCCCTGCAACCAGTGATTTGTATGCCTCTGGAATTATTGCTAAATGTGACGTTGCCAATATATGAATCAACAATAAACAGACTATTACAACCACCAGCTTGTATAAATTTTGAACCTTCTGATTCAATCCCTACAAACTTTCTAGGGTAAGCGTCAGTTTCAGGTGCATCCTCAATGCGGATTGCTTCTCTGCCAGCACCAGTGCCATTGGTGCGGTAGATTTTCATGAAAGCCCAATCAGATTGGCTTCCTGAAATTGTAGATGTGAAATCAATACAATAACTTTCCATCTCAATGATGTTGGCGTTGATTCCTTTTTGACGACTGTTAGAGCCAGAAATTACAATTCCACGGCCTGTAAAGTTTGCCCCATTACCATCCAAAGTCATGTTTTCAAACTGCCAGCCTTCACTAGCAGTAACCATGTCAATGTTTGCGCCTTTTTTAATAATGGTTTGAGACACCCCTTCACCAACCCATCTTGCAGATGAAGTTATGTTGGATGTAATTTTGTATGTTCCAGCAGGAAAAAACAAAGCCTTATCAGCAGAAATTGCGGCAGTGTTAGCCGCAACTATTGCCGCTGTATCATCTGTTGTTCCATCCCCAGTCGCCCCATAATCAAAAACATTAAGAAATGATCCTTGAATCATTGAAAATGTTGCTTTTGTCAATGCCATGATATTTCCTTAGACCATATACGAAACAGATACCATAATTGAAGCTGTCCCAATTGCGCCAACATTTAAATTTACATATGCTGCGCCAGCTTCTACATAAGAACCTCCAGTAAAAGGTAACAATGTTGCACTTGCAAAATAAACATAAGCTGGGCCAAAACCTGTGCAATTAAAAGGCAAGCCTGTAATTGTGATAGAGGCTGAAGTAGTTGTTACTTCAAAATAAGCATACGCATTTACTATCCTGCCAACTTTAGTGTAAAACGCTGAACTAACACTGTTGACTGTTGAATTAGTGCCGTTACCTGGTGTCCAAGTACCTTCTTCATAGTCGGCCAACAACTCGCTTGTGCCTGTGCCAGCAGTGGCAGAAAAGTCGATGCCTTTGCCAGATGTGGCAATGACTACGTTGTCGGATACTTTAATCTTACCTACAACATCAAGTTTTTCTGCTGGGCTAATTGTGCCAACACCTATACGGCTATTTGTTGCATCGGTGTAGAACAAGTTGGCATCTGTATCACCTTCAATCCGCACGTTAAAGACAGCACCAATCTCATTAATCACAAGATTAGTTGTGCCGATAATCATCTTTTCGGTCAATGCACCAGCAGTCGCAGTCTCAAAGTGAAGCTGCCCTTGTTCAGCAGTTGAAGTTGGGCTAAGAATAGATGCGTGAATTACACCGTAGGCTTGTTTGTTGCCTGCTGAATCTTCACCATTGAACTCAATTTCGCCCAATGTATCGGAGGCCGCTGGTGTTGCTGAATCTCTAAAGAGGTCAAGTAATGGGGCGGCTGTTGCACCAGCATCGGTTGATGTCAGGGTCACATTCGCAAAGTTGCCATCTGAACCGCCCTCAACTCGTTGCCAGACTGCACCGTTATATGCTATCCAATCACCAGTACCAAAGAATAATTGGATGCCACCAAAAGTCTGCACTCCAGCAGTGCTGACCACATAGTAGTCGCCCTTTGCACCTGTGCCATCTGCCAAAGTTGGAGTATTGCTTGAAGCATTCCATGTGCCTTTGTAGTTCAAAGCACCAAGTGCGTTCGTGATAGATGAAATTGTTTTTAACATGGTTTATTCCTCAGAATACAAATTCAATGATCGATGTGAATGGCGGCGCTTCTGAGAATGTTACATTCCCACCAGACAATGTGTAAGTGTTCTGATTCTGGTACACACCATTGATGTAAATTAGGCTTGGCACAAATGACAGAGCAAATACAGTCTGCGTGCCATTGCCTGTTGCATTGAACACCAAGTTGCCAGCAGAGCCTGGGAAAGCATTGCCATTCAGCGAGGTGTAGACCACAGAGCCGTTCTTGTCCTGGACTTGGATGCTGTAATCACTGCCCACGTAAAAGCGTGTTGGCGTACCCTGATACACAGGATACCCGCCAGAAGTGCGGATTGGCTGTACAGCAGGGATGGTCAGCGCAGCATCAAAGAACGCAGCGATGGGGTTAACAATGGGGTTGAGATTGACCGCACCAATAAAGATGTAGCCATTCTCCAGCGGCTGACCATCAGCATCGGCAAATGCTGGATATGGCGGTTCTACTGAGAGTGCGGACATTACTGGTTCTCCTGTGTGGATTGTGCCTGTTGTTGCTGCTGAATCGTAGCGGTTAGGCGCTTGAGCAGTGCAGCTTCCTCTGGGCTTCCCGATATGGTCTGTGGTATTTTAATCAGCAGATTGCGAATTGGTGCTGATTCATAAATTCGAGCAGCCACACCAACTCCACCGGCAGCGCCAAGTGTTGCAAGGAACCCTGGCAAACCACCACCAAAAAAGCTGGATAGTGCTGCAGCACTTACAGGAATTGCTGTCTGCACTCCTGTGGGCGGTGCTGCTGATGCCTCAGATGCTCGTTTGGTGATGTTGAGCACCCTGGTGAGTCCTTCAACCTGCTTGAGATCATCACCATTAAAAAAC